CTATCCGGGCGCTGGTCAGCTATGACCGCTGGCTATGGGAGCGAGTAAGCGCCGCCAACAACTGTGAGCGGATGGCCATGGCCCTGTCGGGGTACAACGGCGGTCTGGGCTGGGTGCAGCGTGACAAACGGCTGGCCTCGCAGAGAGGGCTGGACAGCGCCCGCTGGTTTGGTCATGTCGCCACGGTCAATGCCGGGCGCAGCGCCGCCAGCTGGCGTGAGAACCGCCACTACCCGCAGCGCATTCTGCGGGAGCTGGCACCGGGATATCTGACATGGGGAGACAGCAGCTGTGTGGAGCCTGATTAAACAATTGCCGTGGCGCTCTATTTTGCTCGTCATTCTCATCAATGCCTTCCTGCTCGGCGTGTACTGGGTGGGTTACAGCTCAGGGCATGATAGCGCGAAGCTCACTGGCGATAAGGCGCTCAGCGAGCTGCAGTCCGCATTTGATACATACAAAACCGAACAAACGTCGCTTGAGAACGCTGCGCTCCGTGACTGGGCAAAGCGTTATCAGGAACAGGTTGCCACCGGGCAACAGGCCGAGGCTGGCTACCTTGAGCAGATAGCCCAACTTGAGAGCCAGAACAAACAACTACAGGGGCAAATTAACGATGTCACACAGCGCTGGATTGATGAAAAAGGTAAGAGCCATCCCATTGAGTGCGTGTTTACTCGCGGTTTCGTGCGCCAGTACAACGCCGCGCTCGGATATGACAACACATCCGTCGACAGCGGTCATTCAGACACAACTCCCGCCGCTGGCACCGGCACTGGCACAGCGTCCGGGCAACCTGAAGCCGCTGACGCCTGGCTACGCGACTCAGGCGTCTCCCAGCGTGACGTCCTCGCCAACATCATCGACAACGCGAAGCAGTGCCGCATCTGGCGCGGCCAGATAAACAGGCTGCTGGACGAACGGGAAGGATTACAGAAATGACGTTGCAGGTTGAATTCTGGACGGTGGTGGGCTTTCTCATCACCTTCATGAGCTTTGTCGGCGGTATGGCCAAGTGGCTGTTCAGTAAAGCGGAGGAGCGTCAGGCGGCGCGGTTCGCCTCCCTTGAGCAGTCGCTGCAACAGTCCGCCTCCAACTGGGGCGAGCTGGAAAAAGAATTTATGCGGTTTAAGGCGGATTTACCGCTGAACTACGTCCGCCGCGAGGATTACATCCGTGGCCAGACGGTCATCGAGGCCAAGCTGGACGCACTCTACAACAAACTGGAAGTGGTACAGCAGTACCGTCATACAGGAGGTCACCATGGTTGATATCGCCCGCGTGCGCCGGGAATCCCTGCGCTGGAGTCTGCTGGTTGCACTGAACAAAACCCGCCCGTACACAGCAAGCGAAACGCTGCTGCTGGACGTCTCCCGCGCCATCTACCCGGACACCACGCCGCTGGAACTGCGCCGTGAGCTGGATTATCTGGCTGATCGCAAGATGGTTGATCTGGAGAAAAAACCCTCCGGCGACTGGTTTGCCGACCTGACCCGCCTCGGCGTTGACCTGGTGGAATACACCGTGGAATGCGGCCCCGGCATCGCCCGCCCGGAAAAGTACTGGAGTGAATGATGGCCAGACGCAGCACGATAGAAAAGCTGCCGGAAGACGTGCGTCGCTGGCTTGAGCGGGCGCTGACTGAATCCGGCTTCAGTGGGTATAACGAGCTGGAGTCCCTGCTGCGTGAGCAGGGTTACGTCATCAGCAAATCGGCTATCCACCGCTACGGCCAGAAGATTGAGCGCCGCTATGGCGCTATCCGTGCGGCCACCGAAGCGGCCCGCATGCTGACCGAGGGGGCCGCTGACGATCAGGATGCGCGTTCGGAGGCGGTGATCGCCCTGATTCAGACCGAACTGTTCGAGAGCATCGTCCAGTTGCAGGAAGCGGAAGAAGGCGAAGTCGACCCCAAAGAGCGCGTCGCACTCCTGTCAAAGGTGGCAAAGAACGTGGCCACGCTGTCCCGTGCCTCGGTCAACCTCAAGAAGTTCCAGACTGAAGTCCGTGCCAGAGCACAGCAGGTGGCCAGCAATGCCGAGAAAATTGCCCGTAAAGGTGGGCTTTCAACCGACGCAGTACAGGCGCTGCGCCGTGAAATTCTGGGGATTGCCACATGAGTCAGCTTACTCCCGTTTTGCCTGATACCTCAGCGCTGGATATTCCTGCCGTTCTGATGCCCTACCAGCAGCGCTGGGTGGCTGATACGTCTCCGCTCAAGGTGATTGAGAAGAGCCGCCGTACCGGTATCACCTGGGCTGAGGCTTCCGATAACGTGCTGACCGCTGCCTCTTCAGCACCTGCGGGCGGGATGAACGTGTATTACATCGCCTATAACCAGGACATGACCGTCGAATATATCCAGGCGTGTGCGATGTGGGCGCGGGCATTCAACTATGCCGCCAGCGAAATCGAAGAAGGTTTCTGGGAAGAGGACGAAGATGATAAGCACATCAAGACCTATACCATCAAATTCCCTGACTCCGGCTTCCGTGTCGTCGCGCTTTCCAGCCGCCCCTCTAACCTGCGTGGCCGTCAGGGCATCATCGTTGTCGACGAAGCGGCGTTCCATGAACAACTGGACGAACTGCTGAAGGCAGCGCTGGCGATGCTGATCTGGGGTGGCAAGGTGCGCGTTATCTCCACCCATGACGGCGACGATAACCCGTTCAATACACTTATCGGTGATATCCGGGCCGGGCGTCAGGGTGGCAGCGTGCATCGCATTACTTTCCAGGAGGCTGTTGCGGAGGGACTGTTCCGCCGCGTCTGCCTGCGTACCGGGAAAGAATGGTCGGACGCGTCCGAACAGGCGTGGATGGCATCGGTGTACAAATTCTACGGTGCCGGTGCCTCCGAGGAGCTTGACTGTGTTCCGGCCAATGGTGGCGGAGCCTGGCTCTCCCGCGCCCTGATTGAGTCCCGCATGTCGGCTGACACGCCGGTGCTGCGCCTGACCTGCCCGGAAGGCTACGAGCTGAAACCCGATGCTGAGCGCTTCAGCGAGACGCAGGACTGGCTGGAGAAGAACCTGAAGCCGGTACTGGAGGCACTCCCTGTTGATGTCCGTTCATTTTTAGGCCGCGACTTTGGCCGCAGCGGCGACCTTTCAGTGGACTATCCCCTGCTGCAGGAGAAGAACCTGGTACGCCGTATCCCGTTCGTGATGGAGCTGCGTAACGTGCCGTTCAAGCAGCAGGAGCAAATCACCTGGTATCTGATGGATGGTCTGCCCGGCCTGATGGGGGCCGCGTTCGATGCCCGTGGTAACGGTGCCTATCTGGCGGAGTACGCCATGCAGCGCTACGGCTCCAGCCGGGTTAAGCAGGTGATGCCAACCGAGGGCTGGTACCGGGAGCATATGCCGCCGGTCAAGGCGGCACTGGAAGACGGCAACCTGGTGGACTTACCAAAGGATGAAGACACGCTGGACGATTTGCGAGCCGTACAGATGGTGAATGGCGTCCCCCGCGTGCCGGAACAGCGCTCAAAAGCGAAGTCTGACGGGGGAAAACGCCATGGTGACTCAGCCATTGCAGTGGCGCTGGCGTACTTCGCCAGCCGTGAAATTAACAAAGGGCCGGTGAAGGCAAGCTCACGCCGTCGTCGTCAGGCGGCCCGTATGCTGGAGGATTACTGATGGCCCGTGGACTCTGGGTTTCACCCAATGAGTTTGTCTCTTTTGCCGAACCCAATAAAACGCTGACGGAGCAGATCGCCTCGCGCAGCCGCTCCATCGATTTCTTTGGGCTGGGGATGTACCTGCCTAACCCTGATCCTATTCTGAAATCTCAGGGGCGGGATATCCGCATCTATCGTGAGCTGCGTACCGACCCGCTGGTCGGTGGCTGCATTCGCAGACGCAAAGCGGCGGTCAAATCGCTGGAGCGTGGTCTTGAGCGCGGCCATGCCCCGGTGCGGGTGTTCAGCTTCATCCGGGATATGCTCGACGATCTGGATTTGTCCCGCATCATTGGCGAGATGACCGATGCCGTTCTCTACGGATATCAGCCCTGTGAGATCATGTGGGGGCGCTCTGTTAAATCCTGGGCCATCGCCGATATCGTGGGTAAACCACCTGAGTGGTTCCAGTTCGACAACGATAACCTGCTGCGCTTTCGCGCCAAAGACGCCGGGCTGGAGGGCGAACCGGTACCGCTGAACAAGTTCGTGGTGCCACGTCAGGACGCGACCTACGACAACCCGTATGGCTTCCCCGACCTGTCGATGTGTTTCTGGCCCGTCACCTTCAAGAAAGGCGGTATGAAGTTCTGGGTACGCTTCGCCGAGAAGTTCGGCTCTCCGTGGGTTATTGGTAAGCATCCACGCGGTACGGCTCAGGGTGAAATTGACCTGTTGCTGGACTCCATGGAAGCCATGGTGGAAGACGCGGTGGCCGCCATCCCTGACGATTCCTCCATTGAAATCAAGGAGGCCGCAGGCAAGGCCGACAGCAGCGATATTTATCAGAACCTGATAACGCTTGCCCGCAGTGAAATCTCCATCGCTCTGCTGGGACAGAACCAGACCACTGAAGCCAACAGTAACCGC